GCGATTGCCATCAGTACCTTCGTGGGATCCATTGCGAGACTCCTTGTTGATCGCCGCGACGGAGTCCCGACGCGGGAGAGAGTGATGGGCGTCATGCCCGGCAGAAATGGGCTCGGCGTCAGGCCGAGCTCGTACAGCTCCGCGAGGCCCGCGACTTCGCCAGTGGCGCGGTCGATCGGCGCAAAGTCAACGACGACGCTACAGAAGCGCTGCGCGCCCGACGCGATGCGCTTGGCTGCGTCCGCAGTCCACTCGACGTAACCCCACAGCTCGCAGCCCGTCGCGCCGTCGCGCACCTCGAGCGCCTGAATCCAGCCGGCGGCATCGATGGGTACGCCCATGTCGTGGCGCGGGTGACCCCAGAGCACGGGCACCGGCTGCTCGCCTGCGTCGTAGAGCCGCTTGATGTCGCCAAAGACCTCGCGCGTGAACGCAAACGGCCCAGCTGGGTGGCCGTTCCACTCGCTCTCGTAGGCCATCTCGACCCAAGAGCACGTCGCGTTGGCGAGCAGCGGCGACTTCATCGCGGGCTGCGCGGCGACGTCAGCGAACGCGCCGAGCGTGGCGCGCAATGCGAGTTTGCGTGAGCCGTCGAAGGCCGTTGCGGTCGATGCCATGATTACCTCACAAACGACGACGCGCCGAAGCCGGGCGTCATTGCGAATCCCGCTGGGATGCTGGTGATGACCTGCAAGCCCTCGTCGCGGAGTTCCTCTTCCGACAGCGTCGTGATGACGCAGCGGCACTGGAATCCAGCGGGAGGCGAGATGTTCGCGAACGACGAATCATCAGCGCGCCAGACCTTGCGATTCATCGGAGCGTGCTTTGCGCGCACGCGGTTGTCCTGCGCCGTGAGCCACTGCCGATAAGGCCGCGCGTCGAGGACGTCGGGGTCGTTCATCTGCGTCCAGCGGCCCGCGCCGTAGGCCGTGGCGACATTGGTGCGGTAGACGTTCTCAAGGTAGCTGGCGTCCTGCGGCGCAATGCCGAGCGTGATGGTCTGGTCTTCCATCGCGCGCCGGAAGTCGCGCAGCGTGTTCCCCTCTTCAAGCGTGCGCTGCAACTCCTCGACAGCCCGTCGCGAGATGACGTCCAGCTGCTCGTCGGTGGCGAGTGCTGCACGACGGCGATACGCGCGCAGCACTTCCTCGAGGATGGCTGGGTCGCCACCACGCTCACGCCAGAACGCGACGGCTTCGTTGAACGGCATCTTGAGGAACGCTGGCCTGAGGTCGACGGCAAGCTGCCGCTGCGCGCCTTGCGGGTCGAGCTCCACGAGGCGCACGAACATCTGGCCCGCGAGGTCCGACTTCACCGACGCTTCGTAAATCAGCCGCTCAAGTTCCGGCGTGCCCTTAAACGCGGCGACGGCCTCTTCGATAGCGCTCGCGCCACCGGCCGACGCAAGCGCAATCGCCTCGCGCACCGGCGTGAACGCGACGACGCCTTCTAGGGTCGTTTCTGCGGCGACGACGTACGGTCGCCCGATTACTGCCTGTACGCGCGCCTTGTCCGCTGGGTCGCTGAGAGCGAGGACGTCCGCGAAGTCTCCGACGTCATCGACAACGCTGGCATCCCATGCGCCGAGCCCGCTGATGTCTGGAAAGGGGAGGCCGTGGACGCACCTCCGAGCGTGTCAGCAGGCGTCGTGACCTCAGTCGATGGCGAGCCCGTCTGGACTGGCGGCGCGGCCTCAAAGGGCAGCGGAGAGCCCGGAGGCGCGGGCGGTAGCTGGACGCGCGCGATGTTCTCGCCGCCGTCCTCGACGCTCCACGCTGGCAGGCCCAGCGAGGCGCGAATCTCATTGACGCGCACGCTGCCGGTGTCGATGGCGTCGCGCGTGATCGGCAGCGAATCGTCGAAGAGCGTCTCGATGACCGGCAGCGGGATATCGGCGCGGCGAAGGTTGTAATAGGCCAGCCACCTGACCACGTCGCGCGTGATCGAGCCCCACATCAGCGTCGAGTCGAGCTTGCTATTCTCAAGCCGCACGCCGTCGCGCGTCTCCGTGCTCGAGCGCGAGCCATTCGCGCCGCTGAGGTAGAGGTCTGGCGACACGCCGAGCGAGAGGAAAAGCTCCTCGTTCAGCGACGCGCGAAGCTCTTTCCAAACGCCCGTCGAGCCTGCGCCCGCGGGGTCGATGATCTTGATATCCGACGTGCCGCTCGTGACACCGACGCTGTCGGCCGTGAGCTGCTGAAGGTCATCGAGGATGCGCTGCCGCTGCGCGCTATCCGACGACGCGGCCATCTGCGCGAGGACCAAGGGATTCCCGAATCTCTCCGCGCCGATCAACCAGAATGTCCAAACATTCCTTTTGAAAAGCCAGTAAAAGACCGCCGCTAGGAAATCCCCTTGGTCCATCGGCCGTCCGGGGTCTGTCCACGGAACGTGCGTGAGAAACTTCGCCGGATAGTTGATCGTGTTGTACCACTGATAATCAAAGTCCCTGACCTCGAGCGACCAGTCCTGCGCGTAGCGAAGATTGCGCGTCTGCACCGGCACCGGCTGCGGCATCCACGCGCCGCCGCGACGCGACCACACGAGCTCGTGACAGCTGATGCCCATGCCGATGGCGTCGAGCACCCTCATCAAGAACGTCTCGCGCGCCTCGAGGCTGGTCAGCCATTCCTTGGTCAGCTGCACCAGCTCTTCGGCTGCGCCGCGCATCTCGGGCGCGACGTCGTCGGCCATGCGCACAGCGAATCCGCGGCCAGCCACCGACGAGCGGCGCGTCGAATACGCACGACGCACGACGGGGTCACGGCGCATCTGCGTCGCCATGTCCGCCCAGTACTCATAGTTGCCGAAGTCAAGCTCACGCAGCGCCGTGCTGATGCGCCCCGGCGACACCGGCTGTAGCGCGCGCCCGCTGATCGCGGAGAGCGACTGAGGCCTGATGACGCGGCCCATCTCGGGGATGCGCGTGACCTGCCCCATCGGCTCGACGGGCGCAGCTGCGGCGACGGTGGCCGCGGGCTGCGTGCGTGGCTTGCGAGACGGCATTGCTAACCCCAGTAGTTCTTGCGCCCGACGCGGGGCGCGTAGTCTGTCGTCAGGTCAGCGCTCACGCGTCTGCCAGTGCTCGCGACGCCGCTGCCGACGTGCATCTCCGCGAGCAAGTCGAAAGCCGCTGCAAGCGCGTCGATCTGGTCGTCGTGCGCGTCGCCCTGTCCTGTGAAGCGCGCGACCTCGTCGCAGAGGTCAGGCAGCCACGCAGCGCCCTCGCGTACCAGCACGCGGCCTGCGTTCCACGCTGCTGCCAGCGGTGTCGCGCGGCTGTACTTGTCGCCCACCGCGGTCTTGACCTCGACCTGCAAGCCCACGCCTCGAGGCGGTGGAAGCGCGAGGAAGTCGAGCGCGCCACGGTCAGCGCCGCCCGCGTAGATGCGCGATGCGGTGTGCGGCCAGCGCGCCCGCAACGCTGCGAGCTGCTGCGCGAAGTCGCTCGCTCGCATCTGAGCGCGGAGCACGTCGAGGACGTAGTAGCGGGCGTCCTGCCCTTGTCCCGCCTTGCCCATCACGACCGCGACGCTCCAGTCCGCGGAGGTCTTCGCGCTGTACGCGAGGTCGAGGCCGATGCCGCGCGTGAGCTCGGTGGGCGGCGTCACGTAGGTCGTCGGCGTCGCGCTGAACACGGCACCGCCGCGTGCTCGAGGCTGGCCCATGTAGAGCGCTGCCCACTCGTACGGGCCGACCTCGCGCTCACGCTGGCGCAGGAATTCGCGCGGACGCTGCGACGGCCACAGCGACTCGTCCTCGGCGGTGATTGCAGGGAGGTTCACGACCTCCCAGCCGTCGGCCTCCAAGCGCCCGATGAGGTCGTCCGGATGCCACCTAGTGTGCACGACTAGACAGCTGCCCGTCGGAGCGATGCGCGTCAGCGCCGTCGACCGCAGCCAGTCGCTGATTTTCTCGCGCTCGCGCCGCGACTCAGCCTCTTCGCGATTCTTGTGCGGGTCATCGATGACGACGATCTGCGCCGCGTATCCAGTCAGCGGCCCGCCGATGCCCGTTGCGAGTAGACCGCCACCCTCGACAAGCCGCCAGCGTCCAGCCGCGCTCGTGTCGTCGCGCAAACTCAAGCCAGCCTCGCGCGCTAAGTCGCGAATCTCCTTTGATCGGTCGTGCGCGAAATCTGCGGAATACGATGCGTAGACGATCGGCCACGTGGGATGCCTTGACAGCATCTGCACGATTCCATGCTGGATGAGCGTCGTCTTCCCAAACTGCGCGGGCACCGACACGCAAGCGCGCACCGTCTCGCCACGCATCGCGCGCTCAAAGAGAGCGGCCACCGGCGCGAGGTGACGCGGCGGCTCGCAACGCGGCGAGAGACTATGCACGTAGTCCACAAGCGGTAGACGCGCGCGCGGGCGTTCCACTGAGACGTCAGTGAGGGTCGCCCTCTCCTGCGTCAGTAGCCGGTCCAGAGTCGTCAGTCGCCGCGCGGATGACCGCTGCATATGCCTCGGGCGTCAGCCTAGCACGTAGCCGCTCAAGGAAGTCGCGCTGCTCCTCCTCGACAATCATGCGCACCTTCGGCCCCCAGCGCTTCGGATGCCGCCGCTCGAGAATCCATGCCGCCGCGTTCCAATTGCCGCTCGCCGCGGCCTTGCCGATCACGCCGACATAGGACTGTTCGCCCTGCGCCTTGGCTGCGGAGAAATCGGCGTAGAAGCTGGCGTAGGGCTCGACACCGTCGCGGCCCTTGCGAATCCAGTCGTCCAGCGTGCGCTCAGCGATGCCCGCGAGCTGCGCCGCTTGCTCCGCAAAGAGACCAAGACGCATCGAGCGCAGGATGCTCTCGCGGACTTCGGAGGCGAGCTTGTTAGGACGGCCCATGTTTATCCGATAAGCGCAACTGCTTCGCTGCGCGGAATGTCGGTTCCGACGTATTCAAACGCGCCGCTCGGTCGATTTTTGTTTAGCGTTTGCAGACTGCTGCTTGCGCCAGTTGCAGGACCGAAAGTACCCGGTTCTTTTTTCATACACCAGCGACTTGATCGGTCGAAAGTGCGAATAAGCGCCGGATGGGCAGGATATGTCCGAACACGCTTGCCAATCGCCTTGTAAGCGCTGGCTACCGTTTCGATCAATACCATCGCAAAACCCATGCCTTGAAAATCGGGCAACGTGACGAGGCGCGACGTACGCATAATGTTCCGCACTTTCGGATGCGCAAAGTGCAAAAGCCCAGCGATTGCCGCCAGCCGTCCATTTGCCCACAAGCCGAACACGCGCGCCGCCTTGTTTAGATCCGCGCTCATATAGTGAAACGGCGCGAACATGGACCACGCGGCATAGGGAACGCGACCGACGACGCACTCGATGTCTGGGCGTCGTTGAACCAACCTCCGGGTGAATTGACGCGTTGCCATGTCAAGCACCCAGTCAGGCTGCAGCCAATCGATTACGTCGTAATGACAGCCGACCGCAACGAACTTGCGATTGTTGCGACGTACGTACTTCTGAACTGCGTGACTTCCGAATTGCGCCACCTGTCGATCAACGACGCTCGTGAACTCGTCCACGATGACCGGATCGGGCAATTCAAGAATGCGACGCGCGAGGTCAACGCGGAATTGTTCGCCGTTGCTGAGTACCGCGTGCGGCCTGAGCCATGCCGGAATTGTGTTGAAACCTACCGCCGACAACGCATCCGTGATGTTTTGCATTCGCAGCGACGAATCGAAGTCGTCAACGACGCTGCGCGCGTTCCACGATAGCTTCGGCGGTTCTCCCCATACGTGACGCATCACAGTCGATTTGCCGCTGCCCGATGGGCCGACGACTAGCCCGACGTTCCACGGTTCAGCGTCATGCGGGAAGTCGAGATCCCATTCGAGTCTGCACTTATCAGCGACGGGCACGTCGAACATCGCTGCGACTTGGCGAGCGCGCGTGGTCGTGCTGATTTCACTTTCAACCGCGATTTTGATGCGCATCAGGTCATCATCGGCGTGCAACGCAAGCCGTCCGCTTCGAGACGTTCGATGAGTTCAGCTTGGTGCACTTCGTCGTTGCATTGCACGATGATCTGATACTTCAACGCGTCGCCAATTTGCGGCGACGCATCCTGATCGTCGTTGATATCATTGAGCAGCTTTTCGAGTTCCTTTGCATCGAAGCCCGTCGCCGCAAGGTCCGCGCCCTGCGATTCCAGCTGTCCGAGCACGGCCTTCAAAATGTCGTCATCCCACTCGGCCTCCTGCGCCGTGCGGTTGTCCGCGATCGCCAGCAGATGCGCATCGTCAGGCTCGAGGTCGAGAAAGCGCACCGGCACGCGGTCGAGCTTCAACGACTGCGCCGCCTTCCACCGAGTGTGACCCGCGATGATCTCGCCGTTGGCCCGCGCGATAATGGGCGAGCTAAACCCGAAGCGCTTGATCGACTCCGCTACCTTGCGAACGGGCTCGCCGTCGTTCTTGCGTGGGTTGTCCTTCCACGGCTTCAACTCCGTGATGGGCACCCACTCCGCGGCGACCTCGCGCGCAGGCGCGTCGGGCGCAGAAACTTGCTGCGTCGGTTTCTTGCTCATGTTGGCGCGCTCCTCATCGGATGGTCAGCATCCCGCGCAATGTAAGGGACGCACGCGCTAGCAGGCCCGCGCAAGCCTCACGAGCGGTCACGACTGGCCAAGTCTGGCCACGCGTCATCGGCCCCTCGCTGGGCGCATTTGCTCGCGGAGCCACGATTGCAGCTCGGTCTTCACGGCGACGACGCCCGAGAATGTCTTGTAGGTCGGCATCGGTGCTGCTGGACGTTCTGCGAGTCGACGCGCTGTTCGCTCGCTACAGCCGCACGTCGTCGCAATCTCTTTCCAGCCTTGCAGATCCCACGGTGTTGCTCGCGTCGCAGCCATAGCCGTCAGCCTCCTGTCGAGCGGCACCAGTCCGCGCGACGACATCGCCCGATATAGCTCTAGCAGCCCCTCGCGTCGCATCGTGATCACGTGCCCCACTGGTACCTCGACGCCGAACGCCTGCGACGCGTACGCCGCGATGTCGCTCGCGAGCGGCTCCGTGTACGGGTCGACGTCCTCGTCGCCCTTACGCGGCCTGCCACGCACGGCGATGCGCGCCTTCGGTTTCTGCTGCCGCACGCCCTCGCCGTGACGCGGCTGCGGATGCTGCATCGGTAGTCGGCTGCCCATCACGCCGAGCACCGACCACACGACGACGGCGCGCGCCTGCTCGGCCGATAGCCGCACCTCCACGGGATACGTCGTCAGCGTCCAGCCGCCCGCGAGGCACAGCGCCCACAGACGCGCGACCGGCGCGATGCGCTCGACGGCCCGCTGCGCGGCGTCCCCTTGCGATGCCCCGCTGCCGCCCCAGGACTGCGCCTCAAATCGCGACGGGTCGCTGGTCGACCGTAGAGGCGCACCGTCGATGCGCGCGGCGTCTAGCGCACGCAGAGCGGCGAGCACGCCATTGAACGGTGGGCGGCTGCTCTCGCCGCGGTTCTCTCGCGCGATGATTGCGAGCGCGACCTTCGTCGCTTCGTGGCTGCGCTTGGCCCGCTCGCGCAGCATGGCCGGCGTCAGCGTCTCGACCGGCGCGGCGTCGCGGTACGGCTGCGCGTCGAGCGCGTCCACCAGCGCGACTTCGCTGACGTGGTCCTCGAGCAGCTG